CGCCCGCGCCCGGCCGTGCGTGCCGCTGATCCGGAGGCGCGGAAATGACCTGCGGCATAGACCTCGGCTGCTACGTCGCCGGCTGGTTCTCGCCCCTCGTCGCCTTCTGGCAGACATGGGACTGGCTGTGCTGGTTCGTCGCCGGCCTCATCATCGGCGGCGTCCTCGGCTGGCGCGTCGTGCTGGCCGTCCTGACGCTGGGCATCGGCTACTTCCTCTATGACCGAACGCGCCAGCATGCCGAGCCGGACTTCGAGACGGGCGAGGGCAATATGCACGATCTGCATAATACCCCCACCCCGAAGCCGAAGAAGCGCCGGACCCTGCAAGACATTTTCGGCGGAGGCCGCTGACCGCCAATGGCACACTTTGGGGATACTCGAATGGACTATGAGCATTGGGCGTGGAAGACGCTCGGATCGATCATCGGTGTCGGCATTTCGATGGTGATGATCGCGCCGCGCTCGGTGAAGAACGGCATTTACCGTGCCTTCCTCGGGACAGTCGCCGGTATCGTCTTCGCGCCGGCCACGCAGAACCTGGTGTTCTGGCTCCAGGGGGACAGTCCAGACATGCTGGTCGCCTCTGCCTGCGCCACCGGGTTCACGGTGTGGTTCATTCTCGAGGCGGCCGCCCGGTTCCTGTCGAGCAAGGATACCCTGCGCCGGCTGCTCGAGGAGATGGTTCGCCTCAAAGGGCCGGACAAGAAGTGAGGCCGCGTCGCCGGATTAGTCCAGCGGCGCCCAGGATGAGGAGCGCGCCTGCCACCATCAGGGCGTAGGGCGACAGTCCCCACCATCCCCCGAACAGGGTTCCCATGGCCATCACGGCAGCGAAACTGCCAGCGGCGACGACGATGAACGCGATCAGGTTATTTGCGCGATTCACAAGCGAGCGCCAGCGTGCTACAGGTGCTGGCGCTCGCGGTGGGTGGTGCGCTCGGACGGATTCGAACCGACGACCAGGAACTTAGTAGGGACCCGCTCTATCCACTGAGCTACGAGCGCGAAGGCGGCTGATCTTTCGACCAGCCGCCCATATGTTGACCTGACCTCAAAGGCTGCTGCCGGTGCTAACGGCGGCGGCCTTTTTCGTTTGGAAGGGCCCTGCCTGCGATCAGGCTATCGGCAGGGCCAGCGACTGTTGTCTTCATCGTCCTCTCCATCGGAACACGGTGACCATAAAAGCGCACTAACATCCGTTTCATGGGCTTGCTTCACGTGGAACAAAATGAGAACATCGGGCCATGCCCAAGCTCTCCATCTCCATACACGCCTCTGGCCCGCCTGACTTCGAGACAACCGACGAAGCCACGGTAGAGGCTGTTGCGGAGCTGATCGGGGGCCGTCACGCCTCGCAGCTTATCGGTGCTCACGAGATGGCCGACATCCTGCGCAGGGTAGGGCGAAAGCACTGGGCATCCGCACTGGCAGGGATGGAAGAGCCGCACATGGTGACGGTGCAACTCCACGTCGCATAGGTGCTTGGCCCTGCCAGCGGTCTCTCGTCGCGCACCCCGACCCCTTGGACTGTACCGTACAGCCAGTGGATGTTTCACGGCTGGACGATGATCGCCCAATGTCCATGCGAGCACCAGGCGGGGGTTCACATGGGTGCTGTCATTCGGGCATTCGGAGATCAACGTACCTTCGCAACTTCGAGCCGGCTGGCGATGGCGTGCAAGTGCATCCGATGTGGGCGGCGCAGCCCTCGGATCGTGGTCGTGGACAGGAGCGGTCGCATCATCGCGAGTTCGGATCAGCCGGAGCGATGAAGCCGACCTTGCCGTCGCGCTGCCATTGGGATTCGGGGCGCCATGCCGCTCGCGGATTGGGAGCCCAGTGGTTGTGGACCGGAGGAGGAGGGTCTCCTTCCCAGTCGTCGATCGTCATCGCGAAATACCCCGGCAAGGCGGATACCCTCAGTGTCGTGATCGAGCGATACCGGAAGCGGCTGCGCCCGTTGGTGAGCTGACAGCGATCACGCCGCTGGTGTCGGAGATCGCGCGGAAGACCTTCTTTGCGACCAGGGCGAGGATTTTGCCGGTGTTGCCGCCCGAGCCCTGGTCAATGCCGGTCGAGCCGCCGGTCGCCGCAAAGTCGACCATTGCCGACGAGGTGAACAGCACGAGCTCGACCATGCCGGCGTAGTTGATCGCGTCGCCCTGATCATCGCGGAGGGTCAGGGAGATATCGCGCTGGTTGGCAGCGGTCGCAGCTTCGGCCGAGATCGTGCCGGTGACGGCGACGATCGGGGACGTGAGGTTGACGTGGTTTGCCGGCGAGCTCAGCCGGGCGGCGCCAGACGTGCCGGTGAGGCGCTTGACGATTTGCCCGAGGTGGCCGGTGCCGAGGGAGGCGAGGTTGGTAAACTTTGCACGAACGCCCATGAAATGAAGCTCCTAGCTCTAATGGGTTGGCGCGCTGTGCCTCTCAGCGTCGAGCGGACCTTACGCTTCCGCCGTCACACAGATCAAGCCGCACTCTGAATCGAACTCTTCGGCAGGATCGGCAAAGAGATCGGCTTGTGCGTCGACGTCGGCCATGAGCTCAGTCACGCTATCGCGTCGGTCAAACCGCGCTCCGAATTCTATCTCGAGGCCAGCCCACCAATCACCGACGCCGGGCGTGTCGCGCAGGATCGCCTTGCGCAGCCGCTTCCCCTTGAGGAAGCACAGATCGCAATTGCCCTCCCCCTTCTTGAGCATGAGATCGAACGGCTGATCAGCCCAAAAGGCGAGCACGTCGCGCTCGCCAATCCCGGCTTCCCACAGCGGCGCAAGACACCGGCGACCGTCGGTTTTGTTCCTGCCCAGCATCTTCGCGACGCGTGGCAACTCATCCGCACGAAGCCCGATGACTTCGGCATAGGATTTATCGCGAAAGCCCCAAGCCATGAGGAACGCCCGCATCGCGAGCACTTTGAGGTATTGCGTGCACCATCGAGCTTGCCAGTTGGGGAGGAACTTCTTGTGTCGAATCAGCGCCTCGAATGGTTCGCCCCGCCGACTAGCGCTGTTAAACCCAACCTCTTCGAACCCCGGCGCGGCCAGCCGCCATTCCACCCAATGGATTTGCACGCCCCACCGGACGCCGCACTCATAAACAAAACGCAGGGTTTCTTCGCGTTCTTTGCCGGTGTTGGCGAATACGACGACGATATCGTCGGGCAGTGCGCCGCCGTGAGCCTGGACGATTCGCCAAAGCATGTAGGCGGAGGTTCGGCCGCCTGAGAACGAGATCGCCGCCGGTCCCTCTATTTTGAACGGGTCACTCAATCGTCCCGTGCCTCAGAATGATCGCCCGCCGGCGAGTTGATGAACACGACGAGCTCGGCGAGGGTCGCAAATGTCTGCCCACGGAATCCCAGTTGCTGTAGGGGCGGAGGAGGGTCATGATTTGGACTCGATGCCGAGGTCGGTTAGCATCTGGGCCATATCATCAGTCCACGGCCTGCGGCGCATGTCGATGAGCATGATGCGGGCATCATCGAAGATGCGACGCGGCTTGCCTAGGAGGACCGCCATGTGTCGCGGCAGCGCCGGGTCAACCTTCACCGGGAAGCCTGCATACGTCAGCGGCAAACCGACGCGCGGGTCCTTCGGCTCTTTCTCCCGCAGCGCCTTGCGCAGGTAGAACAGGCTTCCGACGCGCAGTTCATCGTACAGCGGCGGAGGCCCGAAGTCACGCATCACCGAGCGGATGCTGGCGAGGATGCTTTCGGATGTGACGGTGCCGGTCATCTCTCGCCCTTCAAGTCAAGTTTGTGGGATAGAGTCATGGACGGGAACGGACGGATTGGAGGCGCTCGTCGTACGCCTCTGGCTTGCGAAGGATGTCCACGAGATGCCGAATGCCGGCGGCGCGGTGAAGACGATAGTTCCGCATGTTGCCGCGCAGTTCATCGGCTGATGTCTGGATGTCGTCAGCAAGGCTGGTTGCCACTGCGGCGCATAGCTCCCGTTCCGCAAGGGCTGATGCTTGCATGGCGCGAGCAACGATCTCAGTCATCGCGGCCTCGCCCGTGAACACGCGGATCGCTGCAACGCGCTCTGCCGCAGCCTTCCAAATATCGTCCGGGATATCGCTAGGCTTCATCGTTATGGTCCCCCTTGATACGGAGGGCGCGGAGGGTGGCGACCATCACTTGCTCCACGGTCGTCTTGGCGATGAACTCGCGGTCCACCCAGTGAGGCAATAATCCGAACTCGGTGGCGATCCGCACGTCGAGCTCAACGAGGTCGAGACTGTCAAGGCCGAGCCCGGCCAGCGTCTCGTAGGGCTCGATCTCGGCACTGCCGGACGCCATGTTGGCGATGATCTGGCGCACACGAAAGCGCGCCTCGTGCTCTTGGAGCCCTACTAGCTCCTCTAGCGTGGTGGAGGGGGTTGTCATGCGACATCTCTCAGGCAGGGCATCAGCGCCTTGATCGTGGCCTCGCTCCGTAGGTGCGCGAGATAGCTCACAAGCTCGCGCTGCTCTTCGAGCGTCAGGTTGAAGTCGGAAACGAACTCCTGCCATGTGCGCGGGTTGCGTTCGCGATACTCCTTGATGCGCTTCCACGCTTCGTAGGCAGCTTTGCTGCGTCCGCTCATTCGCTCAACCTCCTATCGTGCTGGAGTCAGGGGTGGTCATGCGCGGACGTTCCTCGTGATCGCACTTGATGCTCTGGACGATCTCGTAGTCGCTACGCCTACCTGGGGCCTCGGTGTAGGTGTGGGCTCCGAAGTCGAGGCTTGAGAACTCCGTCCGACCGCCGCGCGAAGGACCAAGGCATTGCTTGTACATGAAGTGCCGCTTGCGGCGGCCGCCGATGAAGTGGAAAACTTTCACCACGTCACCGCGTTCGATCGGGATGCCGCGCTTGTCGTAAACCGCCTCTGCCATCTTCAGTTTCCTTGCGCTCTCGCGTTCCTAGAACTATCGTCATTGTCGGCCCCGTTGGTTGAGGGGGAAAGAGCGGCGTCGATGAAGTCAACCATCGTCTCGAAGGACGATGCAGCGTTCTGAGGCAGAGGCATCCACACTGTGTCGGTGATCGCCAGTGCATTGACCGGCGCAGTGATCGCGTCGCGCACCAGCCTCAGCGCCCGCTCTAGTGTCTCGATACGGGCTTCTGCATTTTCAGCCCTGATGCGTAGGCTATTGGCCGCGCCCTGCATGATGTGGAAGGTCTGCCGGGCGGCGTCGTGACCGGACTGCGCTTCGGCCAACTCCCGTTGGAGCCGTTCCACCACTCCCTTGTCGGAGGTCAAGGGCGGGCCTCCGGCATCAAGTGCTCTTCGCCGCGCGGCGGGTATCGAGGGTCGCGGACCAGCTTGACACCATCCCGACGCTCAAGTTCATCACGCCAGCCGGGGATGAGCATGTCCAGCTCACCAATGCCGAACCCGCCGCGGCATCCACCTTCGATCAGCGCCTGCTGTTTGCCATAGAGCTTGCAGTAAGCTTCATAGGCGCGCATGTGCATATCCCAAGGGATACCTCCGCGAAGTCGCTGTGTCGGCGCTCTCTTGTCGCTCATTCCTTATCGCTCCTCTGCTTGGAGGAGAGGGCGCGCAACACATCAGCCCGACCGCGCGCTACTTCCTTGCGAAGGCCTTCCTCAATGAGCTTCAGAGCCTTCGTCCTCGCATCCATTCCGCAGGCTTTGAGTGCCGCCTCATGAGCTTCGTGCGTGTCCGTTCGCCCGCCTCTCTGCACTGCCTCAAAGTCGCGCAGCGTGCGTTCGATGTCCGCTTGCCGGCGCAATACCAAGTCGATGGAGAACGTCATTTGCGGCCCTCCTCCATCACATCCCCACCAGCGGGTGGCGGTGCGGGGGAGGCGGTGAGCAGAGCTTCGATGGCCTCGGCGAGATAGCCGCGATCCCCGTTGTTGATACGGTCGGGGCGGGGCCGAACGATCTCAAGGCACTCCCGCACGCCGTCCTCGTAGGTCCGGACATCCCCCGTCACATCCTCAGTAGCGGGGGAAGGTTCGGGGGAGGCGGCGAGCATTGCGCGGTAGATCGCGTGAAAGTTTGACCAGATGCCAAGGCCGCTGCGCGTGTATTGCGTTTCGCCGGCCAGAGACATGGCCAGCGTCGGCTCAACCGGAACGAGCTTCCATCCATCCGGCACACTTTCTTGCACTTTCTGCAAAGATGGGGCGGCGTGACGGGCGATGGCATCGCTCAGCAGCATGTAGGACATGCCGTCGCGCGGGCCGTCAGGGCCGTTCGGGTGCGTGACCGCTTGGGCCTCCTCCAGCGTGTAGCGCCCTGCATCGTGAACGTTGTTGGTGTAGCCCTGCGAGTTGGGGCGATACCACGCGCCCCTCTTGCGAATGAGATAGACCGCCTCCATCCCATCGGGCACACCCGGTGAGGCGGCAACTGGTTCGATAGCAGTGAGGATGCGGGCTTCTTCTGCGCGGGCAGCATCTACGGCCTTGCGAAGGGCCGTAGCAGAGTAGCGGTAGTCGGGCGGGGTGGCAGCTTCGTAGGCCTCTATGGCCCTACGATGGATGGCTTCGTACTCCGCGCCCGCGAGCCCCTTTACGCCCCCTTCTCCCGCAGATGGAGCGGGGTGGGCGAGCGCAGCCTTGATGGCCTTGGCGCTATTGAACAGCACGCTGGCGGCAAGGGCCAAGCCGTAGTCCTGAAAGTCCGCGATCCGGTGCGGTTGGTAGTCGCAATAAAGCGATCCCTGGTAGGCACGATAGGGCGTTCCGATGCCTCCAATGTCGAGGGCGTGGGAAACGCTGTGCAAGTCGTTCTCGTCGCCGAGTACGTTCGCCAGCACCGGCTCAGCGCCTACAATTGAGGCGCGACGGTTCCACGCGGCGATGGCTTCCTTATCCGTGGCAAAGTAGGCTGACGGCATGTAGCCGAAGCAATCTTCGTTGGCACACGTGACAGTCGGCCTGCGCGCGAACTGAGGCTCAGCCGCGTTGTCTAGCTCAGCAGGTCCGCCGCAGAACGGGCACGGCTCAAGGCCCTTCTCATTCACGGTCATGGTGTTGATCCTGTGTGGGTGAGCGCGGTTCCATGCAGCGACGACACGCTTCGGATCGCTGTCGTGGTTAGCCATCTGCATCGACACGCCGCAATGGTGGCACACAACGCTGGCGGCGTACTTCGTCTCTGACTTCACGTCGGGGGCGTAGAGCGCCGGGGCTCCACCGCACGCGCACCTGCTCAATACGTCCATCGTTCAGCGCTCCTCCTCTTTGGGGAATTTCACTTGGCCCCTTCCGGGCAGTCGGTTGGCTGACTTGAGCGGCGGGCCCTTCGGTATGGAGCGGCGTTCGCCCTTGGGCTTGCGGGGCTTGACGGGGCGATCGCTGCTCAGGCGCTCGGGATCGAGCGGGACGACCACGATGCCGCGTCGGATGCGGTTCAGCAGTGTCTCTTGCAGCCCACGAATGATGTGCTCGAGCAGTACGGTTCGGCTGATCTTCCCGACCCATCCGTGATCCAGGAACATGTGGCACGAACTGCAGCCGTCGATGATCGATACGTCATGCGCTTTGCGCGCCATACCGAACGACTGGTCGTGGACATGGCAGGCGACCGTTGTCTCAGGATCGCCGTTGCAGATGCCCACGAAGCGCAGCTTGCACGTCTCGCCGCGCGCACCGTCGAGGTACTTCCGGGATCTGATCTCGGGCTCGCGGAACATGGTGTTCATGCCGCTTCCCTTTCGTCCTCGAAATCGACGCCACGCTCGGCGCCGAACTTCAGAATGAGCTCGATCAGCATCGTCATTTCGTCTTTCGAAAGGTCAGAAGACGACGTGCCGACGTTCACCTGGCCGCCGGATTCGAACAGTGCCGGCAGTAGCGCTTCCTCGGCGGCAAGCTCACGGCGGAGGGCATCGAGGAACAGTAGCTTCCAGGTGTCCGGTGTCTGCCGCTGGCCACCCCAAGGCAGGTGCAGTGACAGCTTCGTCAGCAGCACCCACATGAGCGCGTTCTGATCACTCGATCGTCTCGCCGCCTTGATCTCGACCCGCGTGCCGACGGGGGCCTTGTTCACGACGTGCAATGCTTCGTTGCGGCTTCGCGGGCCTTCGATCGTGACGAGGTAGCGGGTCACATCGCCCTCGCAAGTCGGAGAGCGCGGGTGTTGCCGTCGATCCGGGCGCACACGTGCCGATAGCGCTGCATGACGTATTCGCGGGCGCGGCCCTTGAAGGCTTCGCAGCCCTTGGACAGCCAGATAGATTCCAACTCATCCTTGTCGTCGGCTCGATCGAGGGCTTCGGCGGCAAGGACAGCAGCAGCGGGGATGTGGTTGAGGCTCATGCGGCAGCACTCCTGAACTGCTCGACGCCACGGATGGAATTGACGAGGTTGTCGAGTTCTTCGTTGAAGGCGTCCACCGCGTCCGAGAGGCGCTTGATGTACGTCTCGTCGCGGCCAACGCGGACGATCAGCGGCGGCAACTTCGGGCAGTAGGACATGAAGTGCCAGTGGTCGCGCTCGCTCACCCATAGGCTGCCCTGAACCTGGGCGACGTACTCAGGCGGGATGCGGTTCTGCTGTAGGCGTTCGATCTGCACGGCAGGGATGGCCGTCTTGATCTCGAGCCCTGCGTCTGACCCGATGAGGCTGTCCGGGCTTGCGCCTTTGCGGCCATTGCGGATGAAGCCGATAAGCTCCGGCTCCACGTCGTGCATGAAGGCGAACAGCGAGCGAGCGTCCTCCTCGAGCAGCTTTCCGCGTTCCATGAAGCCGTTACTGTAGCCCTCGGGTGCGGGCTCCTCGGTGAGGACTTCGCCCGCCAACTGGCGCATGTATTTGTCCCGTGTGACCGAGCGCCCGCCGTCCTTGCCCTTCGCCATGACGGTGGCGAACTCGCTGGCAGTAGGGATGCCCATTCGGGCAGCAAACCACTCAGCCGAGCCCTGCTCGCAGGTGACAACTTCCGCCGTCATTTCTGAGCCACCTTCTGACGCTTGAGTTCCATGATGCCGATGGCCTCGGGAAGTTTGGCGGCCGGCAGATCGGGCAGGGCGTCGATCTTGAAGTGTTTGCAGAGCCTCGCCACGTCGCCGCCAACCTCAGAGGCCAGCGCTTGCAGCTTCTTAAGTTGCTCGTCGCTTATGACGGCGCCGGTCGTGTTCCCGTCCTTGTCCTCGCCAACCGCGACGTTGAAAATCTTCTTGAGTAGGTAGCGCATGCCGTACGTGTCGGCTGCGCCGGCGGCGTGCGTCTTGGTCATCACGTCGCCGCCCTTGGCGCCCTTGCCATCCGCCGGCATGTCCTTGCGGTATGTGCGAGTGAAGCCGCCCTTATGCGAGACGTAGCAGAGCACGCGAATGTGGTCCGGCTTGTCGGTGTCGCCCTCGTCAAAGCTCAGCGCGAAGCCATGCGACGTGTAGATCGGACGTAGAGCTTTATCGAGCGCCGCGTAGCTGGCATACTTGCTTCGTGTCTGAGGGTTGTCGGCGTCGGCGGCAATCGGGCGCATTTCGGTCTGAGCTGCCGTCAGCGCTTCGTTGAACTCGCGCTCAGCGTCCCGCGCAACGAGGCGCTCGTGCATCGCCATTAGGCGTTCCATCTTGTCGATATCGACCGACTGATCGGACGCCGCGCGGCTGATGATCTGGAGTAGAGAGCCGGTGTCAGTTGCCGGATGCTCGACAACCTGGCTCTCGTGACGTTCGGCTACTGCCTGTGCGTTCATCATTCACTCCTTTGTTTTCACATGCCCTGCTGCACGAGGGCGCCGACGTACAACGCCAGCATGATGAAGCCGCCGATGCAGGCGAGGATGGTGTCTAGCTTCTGTTCGCGGGAGGTCATGCTGCGGCCCTGTTGAGTTGTTCGAAGAAGGCGATGATGGTCTGGCGATCCTTGAAAATCGCCAGACGGCGAACCCACAGCCGAGGGCCGGCCCGGCCTTCCGGTGCCTTCGGCGGTGTCATCACCGGGGCGAACAGGTCGGCCTGACTAGCCATGGCCGAACCTCACCCAGATCACATTGTCTTCCTGCGCGACGGCGGCGGTGAGCTTGCCGATCTCCATGTCGCGCACCGCACGCATTGCAAAGGCGGCACGCTGGGCATGGGTAGAATTGGCTTCCAACCCTGCCGTATTGAAATGCTGTCCTTGAACCCAGGCCCCGTCCGTTGCGCCAGCGTTACCAGTCCACAGCCCGGGCTTCGTGTGGTGAGCGCCTTGCGAGCCCGCCCATGTCATCGCCTCAACCCACAGTTGACTTGGTCCGTTGCTCATGACGCCAGCCTTTCGCTTGTGATGATGCCGGGAATGTCGTAGCCTTCGGAAAGGCGTTCCAGTTGGCGTGACGACCATGCGTCGCGCACGGCTCGCTCGTAGTGGCCCTTCTGCTTGGCGTATGCGTCGGAGGCGCGGTCGTAGCGGTCGGAGGGCTTCTCGGCGCCTTCCATTTCCTCTTTCGCAAGCCACATGTTCTGCTTGTGCCAGAGGGCGCGAACGACACCGCTTGGATGCCGCCACGGCGCGGCCATGAACGACGGAGCGTTACGGTCCAGGTATTCGTTGATGACATCGGCTGCGGACATCATGCGCTCCTGTGTTGGTGTTTGCCGGGATGCGCTCCCGGGTGCTGATGGAGCGATATTGGCGGTAAAATTACCGGCTGTCAACAGTGAGCGGTAAAAAAACCGACAAGAGTTGCGACGACACGAATCGGCGTGCTATCGTGCTCTGCCAGCATGGGGCTGTGGGGACCGCTCGTGACGAAATGGAACTGGTCAGCTATTCTGCCCTGATGGGGGAACAGTCGGCTTTCTTGACGCTGAAGATCGACACGGAGCAGCCGGTCGAGCTACGCGATTTTGTTGGCGCGTTCACGTCGCTGGGCAACGAGTTCGAGCGATACGTTCGAGACGCTTACCCAGGTACCGCTGCTGACCCCAAGATGTTCGTGCGCGAGGTCCGGTACGGGTGCATTGAGGTGTGCGCTGCGCCACTCCGGCTTCCCTGCCGCCCTTGGCGGCGCGCATCCAATTTCGGATCGTCTCGCTAGAGCCGGTCGCCCTGCGCGAAATCTCGGTATGGGTGACCGTCAGCTTTTCAAGCCGCGTCTGTATGCGCTGCACTAAGTCCTTGATTTCCATGCGGTGAATTTACCGATCCGGCCCGCGGTCAGCGAGCGGTAAGAATACCGTTGACCGCACCGGTAAAATAACCGATAGTGCGACCGCTATGATGCAAATCGCACACCTTCTCAGACTGGCAGACGAGTATCAGCGGATCGTCCCCGTCGAAGACAAGACCCTGAGCTTCCGAGTGTTTGGCGACAGCAAGAAGCTCACGGCCCTACGTTCGACGGCAGACATCACAACTCAGCGGTTCAACGACGCGCTCCTGTGGTTCGCGGAGCACTGGCCGGATGGCGCTGCATGGCCGGATGACATCGCTCGACCCGAACCTGTCGAGGCCGAACCCATCCCCTCCCAAGGGAAGGCCGCATGACCCGCAAACCACTTCTCATTCGTGATCCGGGCGATATTTCCACAGGGCGCTGCGCGAGCCAATTCCCGCTGCGCTTCCCTGATGGGCTGCGGGAGGAGATCAAGGCAGCGGCCAAAGCCAACGGTCGTTCGATGAATGCCGAACTGGTGGCGCGGCTCACAGTCAATCAGCCCGTCGCTGAGCGGCTCGACGGTATCGAAGCAAAGCTCGACGCGCTGACGGCCTATTTTGCAGAGGCGGACACGAGGGAGCGCGATGCGCGCGCGGTCAACGCGATCCTCAGCGCCTGTCGAAATCACTCCGCCGAGCTGGCAGCGAAGATGCTGACCGAAGGGTTCGGCAAGATCGAGCCGCGCACCGGCGATGAGCATCCCATCGCCGCCGCCATCCGCAAGGGAGGCGCATAGGCGATGCCCGGCAAGCAGCCCACGGTTTCCACCGACAGAAAAACAGCATTCCATTCTGGAGTTGCCAACTTGGCAACTCCTCCAACCGCGGGACGGGGCGCGGATCAAAAAAATGGGCGGCAACCCGAAGGTGCCGCCCGGAGCAATCAGCAAATGCTTCATAAGCCAAACGTCCCGGACCAGCAAGGGGTTCGCGACTTCTTGACGGAGGGCGTCACCAGCCTTTCGCCCATCGAAATGAACCGCGTCATTCAGAACTGCGGCTACGAGCATCAGCGTGCGGTGTCTGAGCGGCACGTTGCGGTTCTCGCGGACCTGATGAAGCGCGGTCGTTGGCAGTCCAAGAGCCAGCTCGACTTCGCGGTTCTCGACGGCCGCTACATCCTCATCAATGGGTATCATCGCGCCGGCGCTCAAATTAAGAGCGGCAAGACGATTACGTGGTCGATCGCCCTGCACCACGTCAAAACCGAGGCGGACCTGCGGTCCCTTTACTACGCCTTTGACACCAACATCCGGACGCGCAACTCGCGCGACATCCTCAAGGCGGCGGAGTTCGGAGCCGTCACTGGGGTAACCGGCGAGATGGCCGACGCACTCTTCCGGGCGGTCCCTTACCTGGCTTCCAAGTTCATCATCGACGCCAAGCACAAGAACTTTCTGGTCGCCAACCAGATCGACAGGCGCCTTGAGCTTGCCTCCGAGTACGCGAAAGCGGCGCAGCGGTTCGCGGCGGCCATCGACGGCATGCCGGGCGGTCGCCGGATGAAGTTTCGTTCTGGTGGCGTCGTCGCCGTGGCCGTCGCCACGTTCCGCTATCAGAGCGAGACTGCATGGGAGTTCTGGTCGGGTGTGGCCCACAATGACGGCCTGAAGCGCGGCGACCCGCGCCTTGCTCTGTGCAACGACTTCATGTCGCGCAAGGTATCCAACGCCTCCCGGTACGAAGTGATCGCGCCGGCCATTGTTGCCTGGAACGCGTGGTTCGATGAGCGCCCGCTTCAGCTGATCAAGGTGCTCGACGGCTTCATTCCTGTCATTTCCGGCACGCCATTCGACGGCAAGCCCGTCAACATGCTCAAGCAGGCGGCCTAGATGCTCGCCACGATCCCCGTCGACATGATCGAAAACGGCCAACGTCTCCGCGACTTGAGCGAGGCGACGGTCGAAGCTCTGATGAACAGCATTGGCGATGTCGGGCTCTTGAACCCGATCACCGTCTATCGCCGCAAACTGTTTCACGGCGGCAACCAGATCGACGGCTACGGGCTCGTGGCGGGCCTTCACCGCAAGACGGCTTGCGAACGTCTCGGGCTGGTCGAGATTGAGGCTAACATCCTCGACCTGTCCGACCTCGAATGCCAGATCGCAGAGTGCGACGAAAACCTCTGCGCACCACAACTCACTCCATCCGACCGTGCCCGCTTCACCAAGCGGCGCAAGGAGGCTTACGAAGCCCTCCATCCTGAGAGTAAGCACGGCGGCAACCAGCATACGAGAGCGGCGGACGCTGCCCCGTCGTTTGCGACCGATCAGGCCGCGGCGACGGGGCAGTCCGAACGCGCCGTGGCTCGTGATGCCGAGCGTGGCGATAAGATCGACGACCGCGCCCTTGCTGCCGTCAAAGGCTCCGACCTCGACACAGGCACATACCTCGACAAGCTCAAGAGGCTGCCCGTCACCGAGCAGTTGAAGCGCGTCAAGGAAGACAAGGCAAAGCCGCGCGGTCCGAAGATCATCCGCGTCGCTGATCCTCCGCTCGATGATGAGGATGCCAAGGAAAGACAAGTCGCAGCCCTCATGGCGGCATGGAACAAGGCTGGCGCTGAAGCCCGTCAGGAGTTCCTTGAGCGTATCGACGTGCCGGTGTTCGACAGGAACGCGGCATGACCCTTCGTATTATCCACGACCAGACGAAGACCGAGAGCCGGGACAGGGCGTTGTCCCTCTGTGGCGGCATGGGGTGCTCTCGGCCTACGCCTGCCCGTGGGCAGGGCGGCGCGCATGTGCGTGTCGTAGGAGTCGCGAGCATTCTCCCGATGTTCGACGCTCCCCGTGAAACTGACTGGGCCTTCGGGCTCAGTCCTTTTGCGGCTTTCGCGCGCCGTCCCCTCGGCAGTCGCGATCGGCGGCTCGGTCGTCCCTCCCGGCTGAGCCGCCCCCAATTCACGCCGCGATCCCTCGATCCAGACGATATCCATGAGCTGCGCATCTGCGAACTGACCGGCCGGCAAGCCGTTCTGTCTCGCGCGCTGCTCTCGTCTGCCGGCTGGAGGCGCTTCTTGCCTCTGCTGTGGCGAGCAACAGCGGCGAGGGCGATCAGTCGCTGGGCCGGCGCTCTGGCGGACTGGATATGTCTGCCAGAGGAGCAGGAACAGACGCCGACGCGGACTACGACCAGCGGGAATACGAAGGGCGGGGCGAGTAAGTGACCATCGCGGCACTCTACGTGGAAACGGACGGCTGCTACTTCGGCATTGACGGCGTCGACCCGTGGGACGAAGCCCGAGACGCGCGCCTCTATGCAGGCCCGTGGCCGGTCGTCGCGCATCCTCCATGCCAACGCTGGGGCAAACTCTGGGCCGGCCAGCCGCTCCATATCAAGCGAACAGGCGAGCGCAAGATCAAGGGCGACGACGGCGGATGCTTCGCCGCCGCGCTCGCCGCTGTGCGCCAGTGGGGCGGCGTCATTGAGCACCCATGGGGCAGCCATGCCTGGGCGCACTACGGGCTGAACACGCCGCCGCGCGAAGGTGGTTGGATCGCGGCGGACATGATCGGCGGGTGGACCTGCTGCGTAGAGCAGGGCCGGTACGGCCATTACGCTCGCAAGCCGACGCTGCTTTATGCGGTCGGCGTCGAACTGCCGGAGCTGGATTGGGGCGTTGGCGAGAGCCGCCTTGACCCGGCGATCATCGCGAGGATGGGTCTGAAGCGCGCCAAGCGTCTCGGTGAGGTCGGTGGCCGCGGCGGCGGGCAGAACAGCGCGCCGCGCATCGGCACGCCCGAGCCCTTCCGCGACCTGCTCATCAGCATCGCATCAACTGCCAAACCGCAGAGGATCGCAGCATGATCACCGAACCGTCATCCACCTCCCGCGAATTTCTGCGCAAGCACAGTGAGTGGCTCGGCAAGATGCACGCGGCCGTCGATCGTCTCGATGAGGAAGAGCGCCGCGCTGCCATCGATAGGGCCTCCATCCCCTCAATTCGATACGAGAGGTATCGCAAGAATGGGATCACGAGAGTGCGGAAGGCGAGGGGCGGATGATGGACGCCTACGCCGACTTCCTCGAACGCAAGCGTATGGTCGATCCGGCCACAGGCCTTGTGCAGATCCCCGATCTGCCGGCCCCGCTGTTTCCGTTCCAGCGCGATATCACCGCGTGGGCCCTGCGCCGTGGGCGAGCGGCGCTGTTCGCGGGCACAGGCCTGGGCAAGAGCCTCATGGAATTGGCGTGGGCCCAGGCGATAGCCGGCGCCACCGGCAAGCCGATCCTCCATCTGGCGCCGCTCGCCGTGTCGGCGCAGCTGGTACGCGAGGCGGTCAAGTTCGGCATCGTCGCCCATGTCGTCAGCGACCAGGCGCAGTGCGACAGCGGTATCAACGTCACCAACTATCAGAAGCTCGACCACTTCGACCTTTCGCTGTTCGGCGGCGTCATCCTCGATGAGAGCTCGATCCTCAAGAGCACGGAGGGGCATTATCGCACCCGCCTGATCGAGGCGTGCCAGTCGATCCCCTTCCGCCTCGCGGCCACCGCAACGCCGGCACCGAACGACTTTATGGAGCTCGGCAATCACGCCGAGTTTCTCGGCATCATGTCGTACACGGACATGCTCGCCACCTTCTTCACGCACGACGGCGGCGACACGCAGAAGTGGCGCCTCAAAGGCCATGCCGAAACCGAGTTCTGGAAGTGGATGGCGTCGTGGGCGGTGATGATTCGCAAGCCGTCCGACCTGGGCTATGCCAATGACGGATACGATTTGCCGCCCCTCAACCAGGTGCAGCACCTTGTGGCGGCCGACTACGCGCCGTCGCTCGATACCGGCCTACTGTTCCCGATGGAGGCGCGGACCATGCAGGAACGCCTTGCCGCGCGCCGCGACACCGTTGATGAGCGGTGTAAACTGGCGTTTCAGGTTGTAATTGGCAGCGCCGTCACTAGACTGGCAGAATGCCTTGGAAGCCAGAATACGCCGAGCGTCGCCGCGAGCGATACCAGTCCGATCCAGCCGAGCGCGAGCGCCGGAAAGCCCAAGGGCGCGATCCAGAGCGAAACGCCGAATACATGCGCGACTACTACGCCGGCAACAAAGGTAAGTGGAAGCGGTCGCCCGAGCAGCAAGCGGAAATCAACCGGCGCCGACGCGAGCGATATGCCGTCGACGCCGAGTTCCGCGAGCAAGCCAAGGCAGCCGCTAGAAGCCGGACGCCAGAGCAGCGGCGCGAGCAGCTTCTCAGGGGAAAGTACGGCATCGAACCAGCAGACTACGACGCCATCCTCGCTCGCCAAGGCGGACGATGCGCCATCTGTGGATCAGAGCCCGCTCGACTTCTCCACGTTGATCACTGCCATCGGACAGGCAAAGTCAGAGGGCTTCTTTGCAGCCCCTGCAACACCGGCCTCGGTCATTTCAAAGATGACCCAGAGCGGCTTAATCGAGCCGTGGTGTATCTGGTGCAATCTCAACAGTGAGCAGGACGCTCTAGCCCGAGCGTTCGGGCCGCTCGCCTTCTCGGTCTCCGGCTCAATGGCCGACGACGAGAAGGAAGCGGCTATCCTCGATTGGATCGAGGGCAAGCGCCCGGTGATGATCAGCAAGCCCTCGATCATGGGTTTCGGCATGAATTTTCAGCATTGCCGGAACACGCTGTTTGTCGGGCTAAACGACAGCTTCGAGCAAATCTATCAGTCGATCCGCCGCTTCTGGCGCTTTGGGCAGACCAAGCCTGTCACCGTCCATTTCATCGCGGCAGAGACCGAGGGCGCCGTCGTCGCGAACCTCCGCCGCAAGGAAGCCGATGCCGATCGCATGGCAGCGGCGATGATCCTCCACATGGCCGACCTGAGCCGCCGCGAAGTCGCCGGCACCGCTCGCGTCGTTCCCGACTATCACCCGACGCAGCCGATGCAGCTGCCGGACTTTCTGAGGGCAGCATGACCGATATCAAGGCCGTTGAGCAGGTGGTGACGCCTGAGTATGCGATCTACCAGGGTGACTCCTGCGAGCTCATCCGGGCTATCCCCGGCGAGAGCATCGACTTCGGCATCCACTCGCCACCTTTCGAGGGGCTCTACAAGTTCTCGAACTTCGACCGGGATATCTCGAACAACGAGGGGCCGGGCTTTTGGGAGCACTATGCTTTCCTGATCGCTGAGCTTCTTCGCGTGACGAAGCCGGGCCGCCTTCACAGTGTGCACTGCATGCAGCTGCCCATGTCGAAGATCAGGCACGGCAACATCGGCATGCGGGACTTCCGCGGCGAGATTGTCCGGGCCTATGAGGACGCGGGCTGGATCTATCATTCCGAGGTCTGCATCTGGAAAGACCCCGTCGTCGCACAGCAGCGCACGAAGTCGATCCGGCTGCTGCACAAGCAGATCGAGAAAGACAGCACGATCAGCGGGCAGGGCCTTGCCGATTATGTGCTGACCTTCCGCAAGCCCGGCGAGAATGCCGCGGCGGTCGAGGGCAAGTTCACGCAATACATCGGTACCGGCCTCGACGTGAGCGACGAAGCCTATGAGCGCTATTGCGCCAACCCTCCCGATGGTGCCGACGACTGGAAGCCGTGGCCGCGGGACATGTGGCGCTCGGTGCTCATCTGGCAACGCTACGCCTCCCCAGTCTGGATGGACATCAATCAGACCCGCACCCTGCAGTATCGCGCCGGCCGCGACGAGAAGGACGAGGTTCATATCTCGCCGCTGCAGCTCGACGTAATCGAGCGATGCATCAACCCGTGGTCACTC